GATTATAGGTACCTATAAGCTACGAGTAAAACAAAGAAGGAATTTTTATATCACGGCATAGTTCATAGTAGAGCACCCAAATCCCAGGGAAGAGAGAAGTGTTGACGTTTCTTGATAGCTACAGGAAACTGAGCTGAAGAGGAGCAGGTCATGTCTGCTGCCGTGTCCATTAATTTAATAAATTAATAAAAAATTATTCGCTAAATTAATTAGAATCCAAAAATACTTTAAAGGAGAAAAATGCTATGTTTAATACCAGTTCGTATAAAGCTATAAAGTCAGCCCATGGCCTCGCTATGCCATTTTCTCCAGAAGTAAAAGGATCTTTTTGCCCGCGTTAATATTTTCATGTCTATTAGAAGATAAGTAACGCTTGGGATTTTAAAAAAATTCTGAGCGTTTTTTATTTTAATATGTGAAATTTTAGTTATTTGTACTGTATTATATAATACACTGGTTATAATATCGGTTTGATATATGCGGCTATATCAATGTATGAAGCGCCCTACGCCGAGGCGCCCCTAAACAGTTGTTCACCTTAAGCAACTTCTGTCTATATATAAATAGGTAAGTTGGTAGAGCACTCTGCTAAAAATTATTTGCTAAATTAAATGAGAGACTTAAAAAGGAGCTTATTTAATATGCAAAGAACTAAAACAACTTGCCAATACTGTAATAAAGAAATTTCGCTTTCTAATCTTCTTCGACATGAGGAAGCTTGTAAAGTTAAAATAAATAAAAAAAGTTATACCTTGACCCACGACGGACTTACTTGTCAGTTTTGTGGTAAATCGTGTAAAAACAGAAATAGCTTGTGTAATCATGAGCGTTTATGTAAATTAAATCCAGAGCGCCAAACAGGCACTGGTTTTGATAATTTTAATAGGCAACGAGCCACTGGTGAGATTACTACTTGGAATAAGGGTTTAACTAAGTACGAGTCTGAAAGTGTTCGTAAACAGTCTGAATCTTTGTCTATTTGGATTCAAGATAATCCAAATGTTTATGGCGGTTTTAGACATAATACTGCACAGAAGTGTAAGTATGGCCGATATAATGGGTATTACTGTGATTCTAGCTGGGAGTTAGCTTTCTTACTTTACAGCTTGGATAATAAATTTGAAGTTCAACGTTGCACCGAGTCATTTGATTATGTGTTAAATGATAGAGTGCGAAAGTTTCATCCAGACTTTAAAATTGGAAATACATACTATGAAATTAAAGGACGTTACAAAGAAGCTGATTATGAGAAGATTAAGCAGTTTCCAAAAGAGCTTACTTTAGTTGTTATAGATAAAACCTCTATTGAACCTTACTTACAGTACTGTAAAGTAACATATGGTAAGGACTTTGATAGGCTGTATGACCGATCATTCCCGTCCTGGATGGATAAGTTGGATTTAAAATAATTCAACTATGCGCCTGTAGCTCAGATGGAATGAGCAATCGACTTTTAATCGATGGGTCGCGGGTTCGAGTCCCGCCAGGCGCACCATAAACTTTTAGGAGCTATTTATGAAGATTAAAGTTTGTTATACTTGCAAATATTGCGGTTATACTAATGAAATCACTAGTTTTTGGAAGTGGTTTTGGACGCCTCATTTTGGGGCTAAGAAGTGGATCAGATGTGAAGCTTGTAATGACAGGCACTTCATGGAAAGACAGAATTGGTCAGGTCCAAAGTGGCTTGATTGGCCGAAAGATAGTAAGTAAGTTAATATGGGGTAGGTAGTGAAGTGGCCAAACACGCGGACTGTAACTCCGTGCTTTACTGTATTGGACTTGCTTGAAGGAACTCGCGACTCTGAATAGTAAGATTCAATCAAGTTTAGGCGCGCATGTGACTTGTAAAGCTTCGCTGGTTCGAATCCAGCCCTCCCCACCAAAATTTTATGCACCTTTAGCTCAGTTGGTAGAGCAACTGACGCTTAATCAGTGGGTCCGGGGTTCGAGTCTCCGATGGCACACCAGAAGTATTAAAAATATTATAATATCCTGCTGTAGGCTCAATTGGCAGAGCTTCTGACTTATAATCGGAGGGCTGGTGGTTCGATCCCACCCAGTAGGACCAGTATGGGAGTGTATCTAATAAAGGAACCGTTATTAGGGATATACGTGTGCCAGCTTGGAGGGGAGCTGTGCGTAGGTTCGATAGCTCGATTTTCGCCAACTTCGCCAAAAATAATTTGCTAAATTTAATGTAAGAACATTGAATACGAGGTAAATTAATATGTCGAAAAACTTAATTTGTGTTTGTGGCGAAGAGTTTGATAATTCCCAAAAATTTAATAGTCATAAAAGCCACTGTAAAGAACATTATATACATAAATATGGTAGCTTAGTAGAATATGAGGCACACAAAGCTTCTAAGCACAAGGCTGCAGGCAAAGCTTTACAAGTAAAAGCCGAAACAAATAAGCAAACTGCACTTGCTGCTTGGGTTGCTGAGCGACATAAATGTGAACGCTGTGGTGAACTTATGACTGCTAAGTTTGGGTCGGGGCGCTTTTGTTCAAGAACTTGTGCAAATGCTCGGGATCATTCTGAATGGACAAAAGAAAAGATCAGTCAGGCGCTTATCAAGCCTGAAGAGCTAAAAGTAAAAAGAATTAGACCAAAAACTGAGCCTAAGCCTAAAGTAATTAAAACTCAAGAGACTAAGGTATGTGCTGTTTGTGGAATAGCTATTAGTAAACATAGCGCTACGGGTTTCTGTTCTAAACATTTAACAGAACATAAGCAACAGTTAAAGTTGCAACATTGGCTTGAAACTGGCGATATTGGTATGGCTGTTGATACTACTATTCGTGGTATTTTTAGAGATTATATTCTAGAACAGCAAAATCATTGTTGTGCTATTTGTGGCATGTCAGATACTTGGAATAATAAACCATTAACCTTTGTATTAGATCATATTAATGGAGATGCTGCTTATTCATCTCGTGAAAATCTTAGACTGATTTGCCCAAATTGCGATAGTCAGTTAGATACTTTTAAATCTAAAAATAAGAATTCAGCACGAACTAAACGTAAAGAATTTTTACGTGAAATACGTGAAGAAGATAAATAATGGAGGAATACTCAAGCTGGCCGAAGAGAGTGCTCTTGAAAAGTACCAGGACGTTAGCTGCGTCGCGGGGGTTCAAATCCCTCTTCCTCCGCCATAAAACAAATAGTGTAATAGTGTTAAAAGTACGATCAATAAAATAGACACCTGCGAGATTAAGCAATCCTTAACGTTGAGATATTATGGACTCAAGTTTAAGTAGGTCCCAGTTGGAGAATCGGGAGTCTGGGTTACATTATTAAGTATTTATGGGCCATTAGCTTAGTTGGTTAAAGCCACCGGCTCATAACCGGTCGAGCCGAGGTTCGAGTCCTCGATGGCCCACCAAAAATATATAAGAAAGTAGAGGTATTCATTATGCGATTATAAATTTTAATTAAGGAGTAAACGCAAATGAATAACAGACATAAGTATTTCAGAAATCTTCGCTACAAGCAGAAACTTGAAGCCAGATATGATAACTGGGGTGAACATCACACTGGAATTTATTTTACTACAGAAGAGCCTGATCCTAGAAACATTAGAGAGCATCAGCATGCTAGATGGTTTAGAAATGAAAAGTTTCTTGGACATGATTGGTATCTTTGCTGGCATCGTCCTGAAGTACCTTACAGTATTAGGGAATATACTTATCATACCAGTAGCTGGAAACAGCTTATGAAGCAGCAGACCTCGAGACGTAATCGTCGTATTAAAATTACAGAAGATGATGTTGCTGTAAGAGAAAAAGGTTTCTACAAAAAAGTAGAAGATCGTTGGAATTATGACTAAAACTTTGATCATTGATATTGTATAATATAATAAGCTGAATAGTGAGTAAAAATCCATTCCTGGTATGCTTTCACGTACAGACTCTATCAACAAGGACCTGTACAATCCTATGATAGAGGAAGGCAGAGATTAGCGCAAAGATGGTGTAAGGGGAGCATCTGCAGCGGTTTGAGTGCTGCGGGGATCCGTTCGAATCGGATGAGCGTGCCAAACAAGAAAAATCTCTTAAAAATACTGCGAATGAAAAAGATGTGCCCACAAACTAGACTTACTACTTATTAAATTAATCACACATAAAGTAGCATTTAGTCTGGGAGTAAAAATGGATTGAAGATTAATAAGCAACTTTTCCTTGACGGTGCGCAACGGCTCGGAAACACATCTCCTATGTCTGAAACTGATATAGTTCAGCTTTTATTTCGCTCTGTAGCTCAGTTGGTTAGAGCAACCGGTTCATACCCGGTAGGTCCTTGGTTCAAATCCAAGCGGAGCGACCATTAAAAATAAAAATATTGTGAGGTAAGTTTATGAGTAGAACTAGAGCTTATACACGTAAAATGAGAGCCAAGGCAATCAAGCGTAAGAAGAGAATTGTTTCTAATTGGCGTTGGTTTGAAAGTGGATATTATCCTCACGATGGTATGTATTCCAAAAATAAGATTCATTGTTCTTGTCCTCTTTGTAAGAGTAAAGCTTATTATGGAAAGCATCTTTTTACAAGGCAAGAAGTACACGCTCTCTTGAAGCTTCAAGAGGCAGAAAGAGAATGTACATATAATGAAGCTACTGGTACTTTTAGTATTGCTTCAGGTAATAGCGACGCAAATCAGAAGGTATCATGGGCAGAATAATGCAGGTGTAGCCGAATGGCATAGGCGCTAGTTTGAGGTACTAGTGGGTAACACCGTATGGGTTCAAGTCCCATCACCTGCACCATAACCCTGACGACCGGAAAGTTAAATAATAGTGCACATATTATTTAGATTGGTCCTATCCGGCGCCTAAAGATTGTGTGATGAGCAGCGTGGTCCAGATGCTCCAGGGTTTAAAATTAAGTAGCAATAAACAGTTCAATTTAAGTTTTCATTCCAAATTATTAGCTAAATTAAATGAGAATGAAAATAAGTTGAGGTTTAGCATGTCTGAATTTTTTGTTTATTACGGTAAATCTAACACTAAATATCCTGCAACAGAATGTACTTGCGTTTTTTGTGGAAAAACTTTTTTAAAGGCTAATCGTTGGTTACAAAGTCGACCATTGCACGTTTGTAGTCGTGAGTGCAGCGTCGCCTATAAAGCCAAGCTTAGGTCAGATAGCTGGGCAGCTGAACAACATAAATGTCAGCATTGTGGCAAATTAATGACTGAAAAGTTTGGCACTGGCCAGTTTTGTTCTAGAGCATGTGCTAATACTAGAAAGCATTCTGATGAAACTCGTAGAAAAATTTCGGTTGCATCTACAGCTTTTTATGACATCTCAAAACTTACTGAATCGTCTTCAGAGCTTACTTGTTTGCCGCTACGTCAGCACTATCAGTCAGTAACCAGCTATGAAAAATCACCAAATTTTTGTATTATCTGTAATACAGTTTTGCCCTATGAAAAACGGCATAATAAGACGTGTAGTAAAGCATGTAAAAATAAACTTGCGTCAATAAATGCAGTTAAAAATCAAAATGGCGGTTTAACTTCTGGCGGCGGTCCTAAGAGTACAAAACACGGTAAATATTGTGGTTTTAATTGTGATAGTATTTATGAGTTAGTTTATCTTATTTATTGTTTAGATCACAATATTAAAATTGAACGTAATAAACAATATTTTACTTATGAATTTGAGGGTAAAATAAGAAAGTATTATCCAGATTTTTATCTTCCAGAAACTGATACATTAATTGAGCTTAAGGGTTATAAAGATTCTAAAGTTGATTTAAAATTACAAGCAGTACTTAACTCAGGAAAAGAAATTAAGATCTTGTATAAACAAGATTTATTGCCTTATTTTGAATATGTAGGAAAAACTTATAACAAAAAATATCATACAGATTATAATAATATTGAAGAGCTTTATGATGAAAGCTGGTAAATATTATTTATGTGGGGTTGTAGCGTAATTGGCTAGCGCGCCTGCCTTCCAAGCAGGAGATTTTTGCGAGTTCAAGTCTCGTCAGCCCCTCCATTATGGTAGTATGGCCAAGTTGGTTAAGGCAACGGTCTGCAAAATCGGTATCATTGGTTCGAGTCCAATTACTACCTCCAACATATGGTAGCCGTAGCTCAGTTGGTAGAGCGTCAGATTGTGGCTCTGAATGTCACGTGTTCGATTCACGCCGGTTACCCCAGCATATCTTATTATAGGAAACCATGGGCCTGATAAGAAACTTCGATATATAGAAATAGAATAAGAAGGCTGAGTCCGTCGGTGCAGAGCAATATGAGAGAATGACTAACGGACTACTCTCAAAAAATATTTAGCATAAAATAATTTGCTAAATTATACAAACGTCCGTAGGCAAGTATTAAAAGCCACTAAGACAATAGGAAGCTTCAACATTGGAACACTCGGAGGGCCAACTCCACATTTATCCGTTAGTATAAGGTTGTGAAATCCATAGAAGCTGCGTGAGGTTGCAACTACTCACCGGACAATTTTTAATGGGGGATGGGACTGCTTGGGGTGGTCGCCAGTTTTGCAAACTGGATTTCAGATGGGTTCGAATCCCATATCCTCCACCATACAAACGCTCAGTTCACTTTTGTGAGTCGGTGTACAACGATCATCTTCGGAGGCTGAGCTTAAATTATGCAGGCTTAACTCAGTTGGCCAGAGTGCGATCCTTACAAGTTCGAAGTCGGGAGTTCAAGTCTCTCAGCCTGCACCAGACGAGTTCGGTTTATACTAGTTTTGTCGAATAACAAAGTCGAGAGACGAAAGGATGTTCCTCGAAGAGGTTGCAAACTCAGAGAGTTAGAAAGGTATGTAGTCCGCTCGTTGCCAATTAAATAGATAGTAAAAGGGACTCATAAGGCTGACGAGAAGTGTAGGCACTGAGGCCGGCTCGACTCCGGCTGCTATCTTTATATTTCGGGATGTGGCTCAGTTTGGCTAGAGCACGTGATTTGGTCGGAATGATGTTAAGTAGCATACATTATAAATGAAGTGTGGGTTCAAATCCCATTTTCGGCACCAGGATCACGGGGTCGCAGGTTCGAATCCTGTCATCCCGACCATATGGAAAGTTGACGTACACGGTTGGCGTGCTGGACTGAAAATCCAGAGACTCTGGTTCGACTCCAGAACTTTCCACCATTATTTTACTTAAATTTACGGTGAGGTATATTTATGGCAGAGTTTTGTAAAGAGTGCTTTTTAACAAAGATTGATTCTTCAGTTAATCCTGATAATCTTGTTTTAAGTACAGAAGCAACTCTTTGTGAAGGCTGCGGTGAAAATAAGCCTGTTGTATTAGAAGTAGATAATACACCTAAGCTTACTATCGCTGAATGTCAGGTAGAAACTCAGAAGCATATTGAGGCTGTTAGAAAGTATATCAGATTTATGATTGATAAGATTGATATGCGCGGCGTAAAGCATGATGCTTCTAAGCTTGAGAGTCCTGAAGTAGAAGTATTTGCAGAGTATACACCAAAATTGAATAATACAACATTCGGTAGTGAAGAGTACTATCAGAATTTAGATCATATGAAGTCTGCTTTAGATCATCATTATGCATCTAATCGCCACCATCCGGAGCATTTTGTTAATGGAATTAATGATATGACATTAATTGATATTTTAGAAATGTTTTGCGACTGGAAGGCAAGCACTCTTAGACATAATGATGGAAATCTGCTGAAGAGCATTGAAACAAATGCTGAGCGCTTTAACATGGAAGGTCAGCTTAAACAGATTTTAATCAATACTGCTAGAATGATTGACGAACATGAAGATTAAATAAGCCTATAATATTGCTAGGTCTTATGGTCTAGCAATATTTTTATATTTAAATTGGGCGAGTAGTTCAGTTGATTAGAATTTCCGACTGATAATCGGGAGGTCGTAGGTTTGAGCCCTACCTCGCCCACCAAAGTTTGTGCGTAGCTAATAATAAACGCTCACCGCAAGGGAAGAGGGAAAGCAGCGGTATATAAGTAGCATCACCGAACCTTATATTGACTCCCTGTGAGAGCCTTGATTGACGCAGTATAAGTGAGTCCAAAAGCCTTGATAGTAAGACTGGGGTTGAATGCAAGTAGGCATCTTTGGTGCAGTACGCTAAAAGCTATCTGAAATACCTCTGGCAAATATGTAAATTTTTAAATTTTTATTGTATAATATATTATAGTGTTTTATAAAAAGGAACTTTAATATATGTTACTAAAAAATAATGAGGTAATGGAAAAAATTCTTAAGGAAACTGAAGAAAAAAAGATTCACGTACTGTATTATAAATTAGGAGCAAATATGCAAGCTCTTAATAAAACGATGATGCAGCTTAGAAGATTGTACGGTGACAGAATTATTGCATTACCTCAGGATATAGCTAAGCTTGAAAATAATGCATTGTCTATTCAAGATCTTCTTAATATCAGAATGACTATTAATATGCTGATTATGGATAAGCTTAGAGCTGAAAATGATGTACTTCAACCACCAGATATGAGAGTTGGTGCTGTTATGCCACCTAATGCTGGACGAGTGCCACAGAGTCAAAATGTGATACCTCAGATGACACCAGTTGCAGGCCCTAGTAACATAACAGTACAGCCAGGAAACATGCGTCAAGAAGGTGTATATCAGCCACAGAATGGTCCTCAGAGACCTCCGGCTCCGCCTACATCAGGCAGTAACGCAACAAAACCTGCTGCTCGGTGGTTTAATCAAGGTATTAATTTACCGTTTACAAATGATGAAAGGAATTAATTAAAATGACGATTGCTGATAATATTAAGGCTATTGATCTTAGAATTGCACTTCTCAAGTCTCGTGGCGAGACTATGAATATGCGGCTTATTCGTAAGCTTGAGCGGAGAAAGCGCGCTCTGCAGACTCAAGCTTGAGTTAATATAAAACACCATTATTGCAGTTCAATTCTGCGCTCAGAGGTTCATCCCAGTAGAGTTTATTAGGTTAAAAACTGGGTGGGATATGGTTCGATTCCATTAGGGCATGAGGTAAATAATGTAAACCTAATTTAAAATTTTAAAAAATATATTGTATAATATATTATGTTTGGAGGAGTACTCAAGTTGGTTAAGAGGACGCACTGCTAACGCGTTAGGCCGGTAACACGGTGCGTGGGTTCGAACCCCACCTCCTCCGCCAATATGGATAAGTATACAAGCAGACTAAGTAGGGTAACGTAATATCCGTTGTTTAAGCTAGTGCACTTTGTTTAAACAATATCGTTGGTGCAAATCCAACCTTGTCCACTATTTATTATATGGGTCGGTATGTCTAGTTGGCGATGACACCTGACTGTAAATCAGGCACACGAGAAACATCGGGGGTTCGACTCCCTCCCGGCCCACCATATGGGTTGATTCGCACGGGGCGAATAAGTACTATAAGGAGCTATGAGAGTAAAAACTGTGGTGTGGAGATAAGCGCCCACTGCCACCTTGCGTGAGCGTACCGGTTAAGCTCGGATGGGTCTCCTCAGA